ATCAGAACTGCAACACCACCTTTGCGTTGTGTTTCAGCTAATAAATGGGCAGAGAGCAGAGATTTTCCACTCTGCTCTAAACCCGTTATTTCTGTAATTCTACCAACTGGCAATCCACCATAAGGTCTGTTTGAGATTGCAACATCTAACATAGCGTTTCCGGTAGATACCCAATCCTTTACATTGGTAGGAGCATCACCACCCTCATCTGTTAGAAAGTAAGCAATCTTACCATCCTTATTTTGTTTGTTTAGAGAATCGGCAAGTAAACTTGCTAAATCTTCTTCTCTTTTTGCCATTTATAACTTTTTTTAGTTGTTAAATAAATCATCGAATGCCGATGCTACATCTTCTTTAAGAGGAGATGCTTTTTGTGTAGATGCCTTTGGTTCTTCATCATCCCAAGGTAACCCACCACTTTCTTGAGTACCACCCATATCAGTAGATACATTTGATTGTTTAGGTTGTGATTTTGCCGATGCCAATTCCTCATTAATTGGGTTTCCACTACCATTAGATGGCGCAGATGGGTTTAACCAATTTTCCAATACACCCTTCAATTCATCGTAAGATAATTCAGAATATAGTTCTGTAATCTCTTTTTGTGCGTTCAATAATTCAGTTACTGCCTGTGGGTCATCCAAAATTTTAGATACGGCAGGTTTAACTCTGATTGTAGTTGTTGGGTATGCTGCATTTGATTCTTCCGCAGATACTACTTCTAATACAATATCACGTCCTGTGTGTGGGTCTGTAATATCACCATAATCAGGGTCTGCTATATATCCTAAAATATCTTGATATACAGTTTTTCCAAATCCCCAAAACTTAACTCCTTCACTTTCCTTACCTCTTACGATAACTGGTGCGAATGTTCTTAATTTTGGCTCCATTTTCTTACCTGCTTTCCAATCATCAGTATCTCCCGTACGCTTTAGCTTTTCAGCAAACTCTACGATAGGGTCAGGTCTTCCAAATGAAATTGGAGATAGATAAGTTTTGTTGTTAATATTGTAGTGAAAATACAATTCAATGAAAGGATTATCCTTATTGAATTTGTAAGGTACTAAACGGATTTGAGATTTTCCGTTTGCTGGCTTCCAAATGGAATCAGACTTCTTTGTGTTGTTTTGAAGAGAGCTAAATCTCTTGAGTGCTAATGAAATGTCCATTGCTTTTTAAGTTTTAAGTGTTAATAAATTGTTTTAAGTTTGAAGGTTTTATCGCGATTCCCTTATATCTAAATATAACCTTTTTACTTTTCTTGTAACAAATATACAATAAATTTGTTACATTTCCAAGTTTTATTTTGCCCACTTCCCTCTACTCACTAATTGAGAAATTACGGAGTAAACTGCTAGGTCTTGGTAGGTATCTTCAATAGTTTCAGACACTTCATCAGGGTGTCCCAATACTACCAATTGCTTTAATCTGTTAATTTTATCGTTTTTTCTGAACCATAGACCATTCAATGATAATTTAACATCTTCTTTAGTTTGAAGTGATGTACCTACTGAAATATTACCAGGTCCATAGTTTCTTTGTTTTTTACAAAAAGTAGTATACATTTCATCCAGAATATTTTTAAATTCAAAAGTCATTTCTGGATAAGTTTCTTCACAATATTCGACTGCGGATTGTTCTTTTTTGGTGTCTAACATAACTTATTTTTTTAAAAGTTTTTTATTTATTTTATTTTTTAATTTGATTCCTAGAGCACACATTTCATACTCCTCATATTCTACAAGGGTTTCGATGTTTTCATCTAATAAATTTATGAATTCTTTACTATCAATTGAAAGTGTAATAACAATCGAATATTTGATTATTACATGCGCAAAGTCAACGCGAGATTTATTGTTTCGAATTCCAAATGAAATTGAATCAATAATTGCTTTAGACATTTCCATTCTATGAGTTTGGAAAACATCTACAGGGTCTTGAACGTAAATTTGAATAGGTTTGAATCTATTTCTTTTCATACTACTAATATATGAAAAAAAAATCAGAATTCCAACTCCTCCGTATTAAAACTTTTAAAAACTTTTGTAGGAATTTTTTTATATCCAATTGAAGATGTTGTAATAATACAATTTTTAAATTCATCCCAATCAATCATATACGAACTATCTAATATCCCACCCGTCTTTGATTTAACTACTTCATTGAGTGCGTTGATGGTGTATATTGTATTTGACTGTTTTTTTCTATGAACTAAAATTGTTTTCCAATCAGATGGTATTGCAGAAGAACCTTTTTTAACATTAAATGTAATGTATAGTTCTCCCTCATTTATTTTATTTTCTAATACAAATACGTTTGGGTTTGTAAGTATATACTGATTTAGAACAAATTCTAACGATTTATCTAACTCTTCTTTTATGGTAAAAAGACATAATAACTGTGTATTCATCTATCTTTGGTTTATTAACTTTACCGATAAATATAAAATTACAAACGAAAAGAATATTTTTACAAAGTTATTGAGCTTTGCCCTTTAAGCATTTTTTTAAATCATTACCTAATAAACCTAAAACTGCTTTAGAATCACCTTTAGTTCTATACTTATCTACACCTAATTTTACAACTTTTCCATCATTAGTTTCAAATGAAACACTATCATTATCAGGTGATATTCTAACTCTTTTAGAAAGGTGTGAAACTAATCCCCTTCTACCCTCTTCCGTTGTAGTATCTCCATCATATCCAGATAATTCTGCTAAACATTCTCTGTAATGTTGCGGCTCTACATTATCCCCAGCTATATTCTGTGAACCCACACCATCTCTTTCACCCATTATATATGAATCAAAGTGCATTCTTTTCATAAATCCATTAACGTATGTTTGTTGATGTGGTCCATTATCTCCACTTGGATTTGTTGGATAATCATTTGGGTCAGAATCCGCACTTTGAACAGCACTTACTATACCAGTGTGAACTTCTCCCATAACATCTCTTCTTGCTCTGGCAGTTTGTGCAAAAAAGCTACTATTTCTTTTAACAACATTACCCATTTCATCAGCCTCTAACCCAAACTTTTTAGCTAATTGCGGAATATTGGAATCTGTTGCTTTTTCTACCAATTCACTAATTTTTAATATTACTTTTTGTGCCGATGAATCTGGTTTATCACTTGCTGCATTTTCAAATACCGCATTCATTACATCGTTAACTTCGAATGGTTGAGTTAATTCCTTTTCTTTAGCATATTTTTTAAACCATGGTTTGTTCACAACTCCATCTTTTCCATATAGGTAATCTTTTTCACCTCCACCCATTACTGGAAATTTTGTTAATGCTTTTCCTAATACTTCATTTTCTGTTTTTTTCTCTTCATCCGATTGTGTTTCTCGTGAATCTAAAAATTTTTGAACATCACCTTGTATTCCAGAACTTGCTTTTCCTAACTTATCTAAATTTTCATCAAATATTTTTTGTACTTCAGGATTAAGGTCACCACCCATTTCTTTTCTCATAAAATTTATTACTTCGGCTGGTGATGTATTATTGTGTGGGTCATCATACGAACTTTTATTAGAGGTGTGTTTAAACCCAATCGTATCATCATTAGTAATATAAAGTATGCCAGTATCTGTTTCACTTAATTTCTCTATAAAGGCTAATTGCTTTTCATAATGAGCGGTATCCTTCACATTTCCCGCTTTTTTAGCTTCATCTCTTTTGGTTTCTAATAATTTTTGAACTATTGCCTTATTTTGTAAGTCCATAATAGTACCCTGTGGGAACCCTTCTGGTTGAGGATTTTTAGCCCTATATTTTTTCTCTTTTAACAAAACATTAGCTTCAGTTTTAGCGGTTTTTAATGCTATTTTTGCCCAACGCTTTCTATCAGCTGGTGGCATACTTTGTGCTAATGGGGTGGATTCTATTTCATTTAAAATTTCTTGCTCTCTTTCTTTACTCAATACACCATTACTTGACATGAATTCATTTATATACTTTCCACCATTACTTTCAGCGAGAGACGAACCTGGATTACCTGGAGGTAAAAGTTTTTTATCATTTACACCTTCATTTCTTTCGTAAATTTTATCAAGCACAAATTGGGTTTTATTTTCTGCTTCATCAAATTCTTTGGAATTTTTATCAATTATACTTTGTATATATTTCTTTTTTTGGTCACTATTCATTTTATCAAAATCAACTTCAACTTCGGTTGATTTTTGTTGTGTACCTTTTTCGGCGGATGATTGGAAATCACTACCACTTAATTTTTGACCTGAAGTTGGAGGAGTTTGTTGTTTAGATGCAGGTTCATCCGCAGATGGTAATTTACCACCATTACTCGCTTTCGCTTTTTCTATTTCAGCAGGAGTTGGTTTAACGTGTTTATCTGGATTAAATGTTTTAACTGTATAAACATTACCCGAATCTTTACCTTTTACAACTTCATCTTCTGTGATAACTCGTTTCGATTTTGAGGTGTATTCCTTTATATACTCAAATACAACGGATGCTCTATCTACGAGTTGTTGTGCGGAATGAAAATTCCTTTCTCTTAAAAGTTTTACTAATATTTTTTTATGAGATTCTTTTGTTAAATCAACAATCCCTACCTTATAACTTAACTCCTCTAATACTTCTTTAAAATCTGGATACATATTTTATCTGTGTTTCTGTATATCTTATAAATATATAATTTATCCTAAATGAACCAAATTATTGTAACTGGTTCCTTCATCAATTCGAACGGGAAACCCACCCTTTTCCATAATGGTCGGTAAAAGTTTTAAAATCCCTTCCCTCTCCATCGGATGTGTATCTATGAGAAACGCATCATAGGTGTATAGAATCAATTTCGATTTCATCTCACTCATTTGGTTTAGAATATCACTCATCTTTTTATAATTTACTTCCGTTTCGAGGGCTTGTAAGAGATAATTAAATACCTTTTGTTCAGTCCCTCCTTCTATTTTAGTGAAATGAATTTCCCTTCCGTATAGGGGTGTTTTCAGAACTCCGGAGATTACGAACTTTTGGTAAACCTCTTTGATGTATTTATCAACCGTTTGGAAAAATGGTATCTCCCTCGCAAACGAATCCAACCCCCCATAGAGGTACTTAAAGGTTAAAGCTTTTGCCGTTTCGTAATCCGTTCCATAAAGATTGGCAAGGTGTTGGTGAGCAGTTTCTCCTTTTGGAAATTCATACCCTACGATTTTTGCAATCAAACGGATGTGATACGATTCATAATCAAATTGTAAGAGAGTACCCCCATCAAAACGGCTAACAAAACAATCTCTACTACCATCGGATTTGTTAAGAGCAGAGTAATTTACATTAAGGTGTCTATTGGATGGTCTACCCGTAGTTGTGTATGGGTTGTATTTCGTATACACTTTACCCCTATATATGTGCTTGGGAGAGAAGCTAAATCTATCAATAAATTTTTCCTCTTCGACTTGTACCCCAGCCCCCTCCAGCCTCCCTAACTCTTTTATGGAATCTGAATAAATACGATACCAACTCTGTCGATTTTGTATATCAGGGATTGATTTTAAGAGTTCGTACCACTTCATTAGTGGGATACAATCATTCAACTGGTTATAATCGGACCTATACCCCTTAAAAAGAGTTTCTGCCCATTCAGAGAAATTAAATGGTTTACCATATTCTTCGAAGTAAACCCATTCATAGTCTAACCCAACCGATTGTACATATCGATTTCCTAAAACAAGGGTATTTTCATTACAAAGTTTATGTATTGGAAAATTTGGTAAAGTAGAAGCATCGACATGATTGAAATTTATTATACCATCATCGGTTTCAGTTCGGTAATATAGAAACGATAG